TACCGCTCATAGGCCCTATTTTCGTCTATACGCCTAAGCGTGGTTTTGAGCGTGGCAATTTCAGCCTCCCAATAGTCGGACAAGGTGGAACCGTTGTCAATCGATCGCTGATAGTTTTCTATCAGTGCATTGATACCCAAGCGCATACCGATGAAGTCATTGTAGTCTAACCCGGTTATTTTCTCGTTCATCGTCTCAACCCCTTAATAATCGCCGCTATAAACTGACGCCATGTCCCAAGCATGAGTTAGCTTAAGCGTCCCGTCTTTCTTAACTATCAGAATAGGCGCTCCATCGCCCATTGTTGGGTGTTCCACAAAGGTTAGACCATTGTGACGACCCAAAACTGTCGCTTGATAGGTCTTAGTCTTTGGTGCGTTGTAGACTGTGACGGTTTCCATCTGTCTTTTCCCCTTGGCTTGCGTTTGTTGTGAGAACACAAAACCAGATTTTCCGCTGAGTGTAAAGAGCATAGCAGCCATGCGCCAGAAACCAGAACAGCCAGAGAACAAGCATAGAACGAACGTGAACAGCGGTTTCTATGGGGTAACATGCCCGAAAAGGGCCAAAGCCGCTGTATGGGCTTAAAAACCGGCCTAGCGTGGATTTCTACTATGGGTAGTATTTTCCCAGGGATTTTCCCGTCCAGGTGTACATGGCGCTGCAACCTCAGATAGATACACCTATCTAAATGCGATTTATCGAGGTATGCAAAAGTATTCCTTGACATGCACCAGACGCATATCTAAGCTATGCACTCAGGACATATCTAATATCCCCATAGGAGCTATGCAAAAATGGTTGTCAAGAAATCTTTTCTGTTGACATGCAATCTCGGAATATGAGCTATGCAAAAATAGTGGGTTGACAGAGCTGGGGGTTTTGTGGTATAATTATGGGTCACTCAAGAATGTATCAAATTTGTACTAAATACTTTGGGTATTTTACTCGAATACTCATGCACTCAAAACCTAAAGTATTTTAGCTAAACTTGTATGCACTTTTTGCGTGCATCAGATTTACATCAAATTCGTACTAACTTTTAGACAAATACTTAAGGTATTCGAAATAAATGTGACCTCCCCCGTGGGAAAATGACCCCCTCGTGGGAAAATGAGCCTTAGACCCTCGTGGGAAAATGAGGCCCCCGTGGGAAAATGAGAGACCCACCGAGGGAAATTGACTGCCCCCACCAGTGGAAAATGACTTGACACCTCTGACTGAGTTGTTATTCTGTTGTGGTCTTAACCAAGGAGATAGACATGGACGAGATTGAACACGTACTCAAAGACATCATCGACGATGCTATGGCAATGCTTGATGACTGTAAGAGCCGGACACACCCAAGCCCTGATGCTGCGGGTCGTATCCATATGTCTGCTAGTGAGCTTTGCGACTATGTAGACGGATTCCTAGAGAGCCGAGTTAATGTATGAACACCCAAGATAAGATAGACCTGTGCCGGAGGTTAGCTTCTAGCTTCCGGCGTTACGAGTTGTACGATGACCTTGTGCAAGAGGGGATGGTAGCCCTCCTAGAAAGTGAGGCCCGTGGCAATACCCACCCCCCTACTTTGGAGTGGGAGGCCCGTAAGAAGATGCGGGACTTCATATCCCTACGTCAAGGCCCCCTAAGCATCCCCCGTGTGCCTGAGACTATCAGGAACGCAGCAGCTATCAGGAGGGGTTCTGAGACCCCTGTAACTAAACACATGACCTCTGCTACCTACGACAGCCTCAAGGTCGCTCTCGGGGCCACTACAGCCCTCCTAGAGGGAGATGAGGTTATGTACGAGGGCGACACAGAGGGTTATCTGTGGGTACAGCAAGTACAAGGCTTGATGGAGGAAGCACTGTCAGAGCGGGACTACGAGATATTCCTTTTAAAGTATGGCCCTGATGAGTGGTCTCTGGTGGATATTGGCAAGAAGTACGACATCACTAAGCAGAGAGTGTTGCAGATTGACAACAGGATCAGGGAAAAACTAAAAAGTGTAGTGGAATCGTAGATAGCCCCCCTTTACCCGGACAGAATTTAGTGGCTATAACAAACTACAGAATGACTAGAGGATAAGATAATGACTGAGATACCACACCAACCTTGCCCACACTGTGATAGCTCTGATGCTTTCAGCTACAACACACAGAAGATGGTTGGAAACTGCTTTAGTTGTCAGGTAGCTTACCCAGCTAAAGGAAAGCATTACTCAGCAGAAGTGCTTGCTAAGTATCCACTCAAAGATAAGGAGAACGATATGAACTACGTGCCTAAGAACATTCGACCAGCTACTAGCCTACAAGTTGGTAGTGGTGGTTTTGTAGCAGATCGTGGTATCACCACTCAGACTATGGAGTTCTACGGGGTAAAGACTTACTCGGATGCTGATGGTCCAGTAAAGCAAGAGTATGTCTACCCCTCCGGTGGGAAAAAGATTCGGTACTACCCAAAGGCATTCAGTGCAGAAGGCCTACGAGCAGATGAGTTGTTCGGCATGAACCTTTGGAATGCTGGCTCTGCTCGTTACGTTACTGTGACTGAGGGCGAAGTAGACGCTATGTCTGCCTATCAGATGCTCAAGGGCAACTACACTAATCCTGTAGTATCCCTGCCTTCTGCTACCCCTTCTAAGGCTTTGTGGGAGAAGTGTGGCTCTTGGTTGGACAGCTTCGAGAAGATCATCCTGTCTGTAGACAGTGACGATGCTGGTAATGCTATCGCTGCTAAGATGGCCAACCTGTTCCCCAACAAGGTGTACCGTGTGCCACACGACAAGTACAAGGACGCCAATGAGTTCCTTGATGCACGTCAAGGTGCAGCCTTCAAGTCTGCTTGGTACTCTGCAAAGAAGTTTGTACCAGAGAACATCCTCAACACCAGTGAGCAGTTCTTGAGCCTGTACCGGGATACACCAGAACACCAGTATGTTCCCACTGGCATCCAAGCTCTTGACGACAAGATCATGGGTCTGATGCAGGGTCACTTCACCGTTATCAAGGCCCCTACTGGCGTAGGAAAGACCGAGGTGATGCGCTACCTTGAATACAATTTGTTGCAACAGAAGGTTCCGTTTGCGACTTGGCACCTTGAGGAAACCAAGCTGCGTAGTCTGCTAGGGTTGGTGTCGTATCATCTGGGTGGCAACGTAACCCGTAGAGACTTGATTGATGAGGATACAGGCCCCCTAGTCGAGGAAGCAATCATCGACCTCACCAAGGATGAGAACTTCTACCAGTTCTACCTTCCTGATGGTCAAGGTGCTGATGACCTTATCGAGCAAATCCGCTTCTTTCGTGAGGCTTGTGGTTGTCGCTTCATCTTCTTTGAGCCTATCCAAGATGTTGTAGCTGGCCTCACTGAAGACGGCAAAGAGCAAATCCTTGCTGACCTGTCTGTACGCCTCTCTAAGTTGGCAGCAGAGCTTAACGTAGGGATTGTGACCATTGCCCACACCAACGACAATGGCGACCCCAAGTATTGTAAGATGATTGCACAGCGTGCCTCTGTCATCGTCAACCTCAGTCGTAACAAAGAGTCGGATGATGAGGATGACCGTAATACAACTTTCTTGGCCGTAGAGAAGAATAGACCTTGCGCTGAGATTGGACATGGTGGTAGAATGCGTTTCGATCCAAAGACATTTATCCTTAAGGAGCTTGCGTGATGATGACCGACTATATCTCAAAGACAACCGTTAAAAAGATGTTAGCCTCGGATACCCCTTTGTTTGAGTCTGCTCAGAACAAACATGCTGTTAACAACCTATCTCGCTTGGAAGAGCTTCAAGTTCTTTTGGACTTGGGAGCTAAGGTCAAGTTCGTAGGTAGTCTGGGCGATACAAAGATACCCTGTGATGTTTTAGTGGAGGATAGCTACTACTATCGGCTTAGCACTGGTGAGTGGCGAGCTAAGAACGGACACAAGTGGTATCGTAGTAAGTCCCCAAAGGACTTCTTAGAAAGGTTTGTGTGGCCGTCCATCAAGGTTCAACATATCACAAAAGAGTGCGTTAGGTGCTGGACAATCAAGGCGTCCTCTGAGTTTAATAAAAGCAGTTCTTCTAAGGACGGGCTACAGTCTTACTGCCGAGTTTGTACCAAGGAATACAAGGCCAACATGAAGAAGACTAAAGCTGTTGAGACAAATAACACAGAGGTCTTGCCCGCAGAAAAGGTCCAAGCACCTGAAGTACGACTGTCCGGGGAGACTTTGCCCTTAGAAGTAGAGCTTGCCACACTACGAGAGCGGAATACGCACCTAGACGAAAAAGTGCAGGAGCAGAAGGACTACATTGTTAAGCTGGAGAGCCACCTTGACAGTTTAGAGGTGCCTGACAAACCAAAAGGCTTTTTTGGGAGGATGTTTAAGTGACAGTATTTGACATAGAGACTGACGGACTACTGGAAGAGGCTACCAAAATCCATGTACTCTCTTGGATGGGCAAGGATGGTGTAGTCCACCATACGCATGACCAGTTCCAGATGGCTTTGTTGCTCACTCAGGCAGAGACCTTGGTGGGTCACAACATCATCCGCTTTGACATCCCCGTAGTGGAAAAGCTGCTCGGTATCAAGGTGAAGGCAAAGCTGGTGGACACACTGGCACTGTCTTGGTATCTTAACCATGACCGCCCACGTCATGGGCTTGAGGGCTACGGAGAAGACTACGGCATCCCTAAGCCACAGATCAAGGACTGGAACAACCTGACACCAGAGGAGTATGCACACCGATGCAACGAAGACGTGAAGATCAACGCAAAACTCTACAAAGACTTGTCGGCCCAGTTAGAGTGGCTGTATCAGGACCAGACGGAGCGAGAAAGTTTCGTACAATACTTGTCATTCAAGATGGACTGCGCTCGACAGCAGGAAGCTCTGGGATGGAAGCTGGACGTGGCAAAGGCTCAGTCTCACTACGAAGAGCTTCAGTCGCTCAAAGAAGAGAAAATCGAGCAACTCGCAGAAGCTATGCCGAAGAATATGATCTACAAGAAGGTGGAGAAGCCCTCTCGTATGACCAAGGCCGATGGTAGCCTTACCGTCTATGGTGAGCGCTGGCATGCCCTGCTACGGGCTGGTGGCCACCCTTCTACCACAGTAGGCCCCATACAGGTTCTGGACAAGGAAGAGCGTGCTAACCCTAACAGCAACAATCAGGTCAAGGAGTGGCTTCAAGCACTTGGCTGGCAACCTGCTACATTCAAGTACCACAGGAACCCTGATGGCTCTGAGCGTACTGTAGAGCAGGTCAGGGACGGCTCTGAGCTTTGTGAGAGTGTAAAGCTGCTGATCGACAAGAACCCCTCAGTGGGAATTTTGGATGGTCTGTCTGTCATCAACCACCGCCTTGGTGTGTTCAAGGGCTTCTTGGATTGCCACAAAGATGGTTGGCTCAAGGCAGAGATTGCAGGGTTCACCAATACCCTACGGTTCAAGCACTACAAGCCATTGGTCAACCTTCCCGGTGTAGACAAGCCTTGGGGTGCAGAAATTCGTGGTTGTCTCACTGCACCAGAGGGGTTTGTGTTGTGTGGTGCTGATATGACCAGCCTTGAGGATACCACCAAGCGGCACTACATGCAGCCTCTGGACCCTGAGTATGTAGCAGAGATGTCCCGAGAGGGCTTTGATCCACACCTTGACTTGGCTAAACATGCAGGAGCTATCACTCAGGCTGACATAGACAAGCACAACTTGGGCGAGGTAAACTTGAAGGCACTGCGTAAGAACTACAAGGTTGTGAACTACTCTGCGACCTATGGCGTCGGTGCTACCAAGCTCAGTCGCACCACAGGTCTGTCAGTCAAGGAGTCCAAGAAGCTGCTGGAGGCTTTCTGGGATCGCAACTGGGCTATCCCTAAGTTGGCGGACAGCATGTACCCGAGGGAAAAGAACGGTAAGAAGTGGCTCAAGAACCCTGTCAGTGGGTACTACCACAGTCTTCGTAGTGACAAGGACAAGTTCTCGACCCTCAACCAATCCACCGGGGTGTTCTGCTTCGATAATTGGGTAGCACTCTGTAGACGTAATGGTGTCCAGACTATCGGACAGTTCCATGACGAAATCATTGCACTTGTGGCAGATGGTCAACAAGAGCAGACAAAGCAACTGATGGAGAAAGCTATTGCAACTCTTAACGACAAGCTAAAACTCAACGTGCCATTGGGTGTAGATGCACAATTCGGCACAAACTACGCAGAAATCCACTAACCCCCACTTTACTTTAGCCTCATTTAGTGGCTATACATAGGTACAGCCAGAATAAGGAGACCCGACTATGGCTAAGACAAAGAACATCACTGCGGAAGGTACTGTAGAGTACGCTCGCATCTTCTCTGACAACTTTGATGACAACATGGAGTTCCATGAAGCCACCCGTGGTCAGTACAACATGAACTTCTACCCCGACAATGTAGAAGAGTTCATCAACCAAGGTTTCCCAGAAGCTAAGGGCCAATGGAAAACCATCAAGGAAGGCAACCCAAGCTACGGTTCTGGCAAGTACGTCAAGCTGAAGCGTCCAGTCTACAACCCAAACCTGCCCAATGAAGATGGCAGCAAGGGCGTAGAGATGGGTCCACCAAAGGTGCTTAACCGTACCACAGACCCTAATGGCGCCTCTGAGTGGTCCTTCACTGAAGATGGTGCTTTGGGTAATGGCACCCGTGTAAAGGCGTTGGTGAAGGTCTACGAAGGCCGTGCAGTCATCGACACTCTTGAGAAGGTTGCCATTCTCGAACACGAGCCTTACGAGGTTGGTGCCAGCGGGGACAACTTCTGATGCAACTCAAAGTTATTGTCACCCGTAGTCTTGAGGAAGATGGTGTCGATCAGGTTCTTACCCTAGAGCAGAACGACATCGGAGAATATGTCGGAGACACTCTCCGGTTCTTCCTTGAGGCAATGCAAGCAATGGGCTTTAGCTACCTTGAAGCCCTTGAAGCCACAACAGGTAGTGGCAACTCTTATTCCTCCGATGACTCCCGGTAGGAATATCTCGAAGACCTTTATCGACGGCGATATAGTAGCGTATCGCATGGCAGCATCGGCAGACTCTAGGGGTTACGACTTCCGGACTGCTGCTGCTAACGTCGATGGGATGATCGAAGACATCATCCATGTGGCTATGGATTTTCCCGGTCCCGAATGTTTCAAGGTTTACTTGACGGGCCGGGGGAACTTCCGATACGATATTGCAAAAGCTGCTCCTTATAAGGCCAACAGGTCAGGCAAGCCAAAGCCAGTCCTCCTGATGGACCTGCGGCTACATATGGAGGAGAAGTGGAATGCAATCGTATCGGAAGGGGAAGAGGCAGACGACTTAATCTCGTTGGCTGTTACACAGGAAGGCCCTACCTCTTGTGTAGCATCAATAGACAAGGACATGCTACAGTTGAACTGTTGGCATTACAACTTCGTTAAACGTCAGTGGAGGTTTGTCGAAGAGTTTGAGGGTCTGCACTTCTTCTACTCCCAAATCTTGATGGGCGATAATGCCGACAACATCATGGGCCTTAATAAGGTCGGGCCTGTCAAAGCAGCTCATATCCTTGACGGTTGCACGACGGAGAAGGCGCTCTATGAAACCTGTGTTAAAGCCTACGGCGGCGATAAGGACAGGGTAGTAGAGAACGGAAGGCTTCTCTGGCTTAGGCGACAGCCAGAGGAACTGTGGGAGCCTCCTGATGGCAAACACTAGGTCTTCCAAGGCCAAGGGACGGTTAGGACAACAAGAAGTCCGAGATGCCATCCTGAAGACCTTTCCCCACTTAGAGCCTGATGATGTCAGGTCTACAGCTATGGGACAAAATGGGGAGGACATTCAGTTGTCCCCCCTAGCCCGTAAGAGTTTACCAATATCGGTAGAAGTCAAGAGACGAAAAGACTTCGCAACACTTTATAACTACGTTGACCAAGCCAAGCAGGATGGCAAGCATGAACCTGTAGTCTTCCTCCGGGGAGATAGAAAGCCTTGGTTGACGATTATCAGCATGGAGCATTACCTAGAGCTATGTCAGAAGAAGTAACCTACTTTGTCTTTGGGCAAATGGATGAAGAGTCTGCTGGCGGCTGGGTAGAACTCTGGGGTGGTAGTTATGGAGACTGCGTGGACTACATCAATTCGCCACAAGCCCGTCTTGACATTGACATGGGGGTTTACATCTCCCACGTTATTTTGGACGAGGATTACGTCGATGCGATTATGGAGGCGGCAGGAGCGGATGGACAGACAATACATTAGCAAGCTGCTAAGTCAGTACGGATTAAGACAGATTTTAGCAGACAGCAACATTACCATTGTTGAGGCTCTAGAGGTTCTAGAGGAACTTGGCTTTATTGACTTGGAGCAATACGGGGATGAGCATGGAGCAGATGATTAACATGGCGGTGTTGGTGGGCCTTATGGCCCCCTTCATTATTGTAGGTACGGGTGTGGTTTTAGGGTTGACCATTGCTATCTCTAACCTTATGATGGGTCTGGTGATTGGCCTTATGTCAATCTTTGGAGCAGAACAGGAAGACGAATGATTAAACACGTCACCAAGCATGAGCTTGTGTCAGCCTTTACTAAGGCTATGGACCAAGTATACGACCAAGAGCCAGACGTAGAGACGGCCATGCTACGGCAAAGCCTTATTATGGAAGAGGCCAAAGAGGTCACACAAGAGCTACTACGACCTGTCATCAACAAAGTAGCACTCACCAAAGAGTTGGCTGACCTACTGTATGTAGTGCATGGGACAGCAGTAGCCTTCGGTCTGCCGCTCGATGTAGCCTTCAACCGAGTGCATGACAGCAACATGTCTAAGCTGGGGCCTGATGGAAAACCTCTTTACAGGGACGATGGCAAAGTGCTAAAAGGCCCTAACTACCAACCACCAAAGCTGGATGATTTGTTTGATGTATCGGTGTGATAAAAGGCTTGCGGATAGGCTTACTAATTGGGAGACAGTCTTCCCGGAGGATGAAGACAAGCCTGAAGGAAACCTTTACCTAGAGGCTGCTGAGAGGATTGTCGAGTTATCTAACGAACTAGAGGCACTCAGAGTAGATGAACAGTCAAAGGGCTATACACTAGACTACGATACAGATGGTTTGTGGCTGTTACAAGATCGGCATATTGTAAGTCACGTTCCTCAAGCAATGTTTGATGCTCGTATGCGACAAGTTATAAGACAGACAAAATCTCTAGATCAGTTAGCAAAAGCAGACCAAGAAGACGGTTTGCTGTAAGAATTGGAGCAAAATTGATGAGTAACCTACTGCCCACCCCCTACCAACAGTTTATTGCCAAGTCTCGCTATGCTCGTTGGCTTGAGTCTGAGAACCGCCGTGAGGATTGGTCTGAGACTGTAGGACGCTACATGGAACAGGTTGTCGAACCTCATGTACAACTTCTTGACCCTATAACGGATGCACTTTACGACGCTATAGTGGGTCTAGAAGTCATGCCGTCTATGCGTGCTATGATGACTGCTGGTCCTGCCTTGCACCGAGACAACACCTCTGGCTACAACTGTAGCTATCTCCCGGTAGACGACCCTAAGAGCTTTGATGAGGCTATGTTCATTCTGCTCTGCGGCACTGGTGTAGGCTTCTCTGTGGAGCGTCAGTACATCTCCAAGCTGCCAGAGGTTCCAGATACCCTGTTCGACAGCGAGACCACCGTAGTGGTCAAGGACAGCAAAGAGGGTTGGGCTAAGTCCCTACGTCAGGTTCTGTCGCTCCTATGGGCTGGTGAAATCCCTAAGTGGGATGTCTCTAAGGTACGTCCTGCTGGTGCTAGGCTTAAGACCTTTGGTGGACGTGCCAGTGGTCCTGCACCTTTGATCGACCTGTTTAACTTCGCTGTTGCTATCTTTAAGAAGGCACAGGGCCGCAAGCTGACCTCCCTTGAGTGTCATGACCTGATGTGTAAGATTGGTCAGGTTGTAGTGGTGGGCGGTGTACGTCGCTCTGCTATGATTAGCCTGTCTAACCTGTCTGATGATCGTATGCGCAATGCTAAGTCTGGCAACTGGTGGGACAATGAAGGCCAACGTGCCTTGGCTAACAACTCTGTAGCCTACACTGAGAAGCCAGATGTAGAGTTGTTCATGAAGGAGTGGGCTTCCCTTATCGAGTCCAAGTCCGGTGAGCGTGGCATCTTCAACCGTGTGGCATCCAAGACTCAAGCAGCTAAGAATGGCCGTCGAGACCCAGAGTGGGAATTTGGCACCAATCCATGCTCAGAGATTATTTTGCGCCCGTACCAGTTTTGTAACCTTACAGAGGTTGTAGTACGAGCCACAGATAACATCGACACCCTTTCTGAGAAGGTACGTCTGGCTACGATCCTTGGCACCATCCAAGCCACCTACACTGAGTTCCCCTACCTTCGTAAGGTCTGGAAGGATAACACAGAAGCAGAGCGGTTGCTTGGTGTCTCCCTCACGGGAATTATGGATAACCCTTTGATGACCAGTGAGAATGCTGGCTTGGAGAAGACCCTTGAACATCTACGAAGTGTCGCTGTTAGCACTAACGCAGAGTGGGCCGACCGTCTTGGTATCCCTCAATCAGCAGCCATCACCTGCGTTAAACCGTCTGGGACGGTATCTCAGTTGGTTGATTCTGCCAGCGGTATCCATGCTCGGCATTCTGAATACTACATCCGTACTGTAAGGGGTGACAACAAAGACCCTCTGACCTCCTTTATGATGAACCAAGGTATCCCCTCAGAGCCTTGTGTGATGAAGCCTGACACTACTACTGTGTTTAGCTTCCCGGTACAGGCACCACAGGATTGTGTCACTCGTAACGATATGACAGCCGTAGAGCAGCTTGAGACATGGCTTGCCTACCAACGTCATTGGTGTGAGCATAAGCCTTCTGTGACCATCACAGTACGTGATGAGGAATGGCTTGAAGTTGGTGCCTTTGTCTACAAGCACTTCGATGAAATGTCCGGTGTATCTTTCTTACCACACTCTGACCATACCTACCAACAGGCCCCCTACCAAGAGTGCAGCCAAGAAGAGTACGAAGAACTTGCAGAAAAGATGCCAAAGTCTATTGACTGGGCCAACCTAGCGCTGTATGAAGCAGAGGATAATACTTCTGGAATGCAGACTATGGCTTGTTCGGCAGATAGCTGCGAGATTGTGGACATTACTTAATGATCAACGTAGTTCTAAAGCATCACTGTGGTAGTGATTTGACGACGGTAAACTCGGCTCGGGTCTCCTTTTCTAAGGAGTCCGACGCCCTTTCTGCCAAAGACGAAAAGCTGATCCACTACCTAGCAGAGCATGAGCATACGTCTCCCTTCGGTCATGCCTTCGTGACCTTCAAGGTAGATGCTCCTGTCTTTGTAGCACGACAACTGGTCAAGCATAAGTTCCTACGCTGGAACGAGGTGAGCCGTAGATATGTTGACGAAGAGCCTGACATCTATAGCCCTGACTTTTGGCGTACTCGACCGGACAATAAGAAGCAGGGTTCAGGTGCAGCCTTTGAACGAGACCATCAGCAGTTCCTACAGCAGCAGTATGTAGAAATCATGGATCGTGTGCTGTACATGTATGAGTACATGACCGCCTATGGTGTAGCACCAGAGCAAGCACGTATGATGCTGCCACAGTCCATGATGACAAGCTGGTGGTGGTCTGGTAGCCTTGATGCCTTTGCTGATATGTGTAAGCTCCGCTTGGGGCCTGACAGTCAGTCAGAGACCCGTGAGGTAGCCATACAGATTGCAGAGTATATGACTGACCTGTTCCCTATCTCTTGGAAAGCACTTATGGAGAACGATTAATGCCCTACACTATCATCACTCAGCCCAACTGTCCTGCCTGTCAGAACGCTAAGAAAGAGCTTACGCTTTCTGCTACGACCTATCTAGAGGTGGACATTACCCGGTATGAGAACCAGTATATCAAGAACCTGATGAAGTGGTCGGGGCTTGACACAGTACCTCAGATATGGGACCATGAGGGAGATTATATAGGCGGCTATAAGGAGCTACAAGAGTATGACAAAGAACTACGCTAAGTTCGACAAGGAACGCTACGACAAGTTTGATGGCCAAGCCAAGGGTGCTCTGGTAGACTACCTTGAGCAAGAGGGACATCATATCAAGCGGGTGAAGGAAGACTACCTTGCTGATGTAGTATCAACTAAGGACGGGGAGACTTTCTACAGTGAAGCGGAAATCAAAACAGCTTGGAAAGAGGGTTGGCCAGAGGACTGGAAAGACCTCCGCATTCCGGGGCGGAAGGCACGGCTCCTACAGAAGCACGCAACGATCACGTTCTTCGTATTTCGTAGTGACCTCCAAGAGTGCTGGATCGTCCGAGGGAAGCAACTGACCCTAGACCAACTCAAAGAAGCCTATGGCCCTAAGATTAGCAAGGGCGAAATGTTCTTTCATATTCCTGTTAAAGAAGCGAAGCTAATTCGACATGACGAAAACGGTTGGACGGAAGTCATCCAAGAAGAACCATCAGCCTCAACTACCAAAAAGACCACCACTGGAACCAAAGACGGAACGGCAAAAGCTGTACCTAAACGCACTAAAGACCAGTCCACAGACGATAGTGCTGGGACCAGCGGGGACGGGTAAGACCTACATAGCGGCCAGTTATGCCTCTCAGATGTATCTTGACAAGAACATCGAAAAGATTGTCATCACTAGGCCGCATGTCTCTGTAGGCAAGGAGATAGGGTTCCTCCCCGGTAACGTACTAGAGAAGGCTACACCTTGGGCTATGCCAACTCTAGACGTTCTGGAACAGTGGATGGGGAAGGGTGTTGTCGAAACCTCGTTAAAGAACGGGAATATCGAGATAGCCCCCCTAGCCCTGATGAGGGGTCGCAGCTTTGAGAACAGCTTTATCATTGTAGATGAGGCTCAAAACATCACCACCCATGAGATTAAGATGTTGTTGACTCGGGTGGCAGAAGGGTCTAAGATCGTCCTTAATGGTGACGTTCAGCAGTCTGACCTGAAGGATGCCAATGGTCTAGCAAAGATCGTTGAGCTAAGTCAGAGATACGCTGTGAACGTACCAGTTATTGAGTTTACGATTGACGACGTAGTTAGGAGTGAAGTATGCAAACAGTGGATTTCGATCTTTATGCAGGAGAAGATTTAAGGGAGGCCACTATGGCTAAAGAGGTAGAGGATGACGGTCTGTACACAGCTCACCCAAAGCTGGATAGTACGGACAGTATTGTGGTTAAGCCTAGCCACTACACACAGTACAAGATAGAACCTGTTACATTTATCATGGAGAACCGTCTCCCCTTTGAGATTGGCAACATTGTAAAGTACGCCTGTCGAGCAGGGCATAAGATGTACCCGGATCAGGACTACACTCAGTCTAGGATCACTGACCTACGCAAGGTCATGCGGTATGCAGAGATGGAAATTAACAGGTTAGAGGGTAAGGAAGTCTTATGAGGATCGTAGCCACACTTATTGGTTTGTTGTTTAGCACTGTTGCTGTAGCAGACCCCACGGGAAAAGCTGTTGCTGATATTCGTGACATAGCTTCCCTTATTGCAGCAGACTACAATGAGTGTGGTGTGGTCCAGATGGAAAAGGCCATCGACTACCTAGAGGCTATGAGTGCTATTGTAGCCACTGAGATGCCAGAGATAGCCGTGCGTGACCTTGAGGCTGGGCAGCTTATCAACTTTGAGGAAGCCTTCGTGTTTGCTGATGCCTTTGTTCGAGCGAATGGTTGTGACATCATGAACAACGTCATCGAGCTTCACAGATATGAGATGAACTACAACAAAGACGTGTACTACTTCTACACAGAGTTAGGAGCATTATGAAGGCATACAACCTAAAGAAGTTTACTAAGCTCGTAGAAGATGCTGATATGGTGTACGGTACAGTAAGCCTTAACGCTGCTGTGAGGGTGCCTGTCAGGGTCCGTAAGAAAACCCTGCTCAAGTACCTGTCGGAGATTACCCCCGGCACTTGGTCCAATGAGCTTGTGATATACGCAGAAACAGGGACCAGCCCAAAGGGACATAAAACCTTGAAGCTGGTCTAGGGGATTAAGATGGACAAAGAGTGTAGTTGTTGCGGAGCAGAGGGGCCTACTCATGC